ACTGCGTGACATACACCAAAATTTTGATTTTTTGTTTTTGATTTTTAGAAATGGATTGAAAGCAGGTGAGAAAATGTAAAATAATGAGTTAATGACAGAGATTGACAGACTTAAGATTAGGTTTGCCGGTGCCGATGTCAACAAGATTGATGTACTGGAAGCGCTTATAGAGCAGGCGGCTTGCGAAAGAATATATCTTCGCAGGCTTAACGAGCAGGCGATTAAAACGGGACTTGTGAAAATACATCCTGATTATCCTCAAAAGCAGCAGTCGCTGCCGATATCAATAGAGATTGCCAGGCATTCAGCTGCATTGACTAACATTCTTGACAAGCTGTGCCGCCATCTGTGCGTTGCCTTGGATGACGATGATGAAGGGTTGAGCGATTATGAGTAGAGACGAGCTTGCAAGTGAAATCATATCTGCAGTAGGAGCGGAAACACCTGCACAGATAGCCAAAGTCAACACTGCCTTGAATGATGTCGTACTGGCTATACAGCTGCGCCACCATTTCGAGATCTTGATTTCCGAAATGAACGAATCAGACATAAATGCGATAAAAAGCGAAGTCATGAGGCGATACAGGGCATGAGCCATCTCGTGGAATACTATGAAAAGTGCAAGTCCAAGGAAATCATAATAGGCAAAGAGCTTATGGCACAGCTTGAAATGCTCATGGAAGATATGAAGAATCCCATATATAAATTCGATCCTACAGAAGCGCATAAGCGCATAAAGTTCATTGAAAATGAGTGCAAGCACAGCATTTCACCTTTTGCTGGTGCTCCGTTCCTGCTTCAGCTCCACCAGAAGGCATTCCGTGAAGCTATTTATGGCTTCAAAATGGAGATTGAAGGTAAGTGGCTCAGAAGATTTACTGAAGTCACATACATGGTGGGCAGGAAAAACGGAAAGACAAGCGAAGTCGCAGCTGACGGAAATGCGGAATTTTTCTGTGGCAACACAGGAACGAATATACTTTGCGCATCCAACGACTATGAACAGGCAGGGCTGGTATTCGATGAAATAAACAACATGAGAGAAGAGAGCCCTAAGCTTGTAAAGGTCAGCCGGAAAAACATCAAAGGCATATTCATGGGCAATCCCAAGCAGAAAAACAAAAAGGGCAAATACAGTTACCAAAACAAGGCGAAGATAAAAAAGCTCTCAGCCAAGACAGGAGCAAAAGAAGGCAAAAACGTGGACTTTGCAGTTGTTGACGAAGTACACGAGATGAAGGACGATAGCCTTGTAAGACCAATAAAGCAGTCCATGTCCACCAAAGACGAACCCTTATATATAGAAATTACAACTGAGGGATTTACAGAGGATGGATATCTGGATAATCGCTTAGTTGAAGCAAGAAGAGTTCTGAAAGGTGAGCTAAGCCGGCCTCGATGGCTTATATGGCTTTATACTCAGGACAGTGAGACTGAAATATGGCAAGACAGGCGAACATGGGTGAAAAGCAACCCCAACCTTGGAGTATCTAAGAAATGGCATTATCTTGACGGACTTGTTGAAGAAGCCAAAACTAACAGTGCAACCAGGGCGTTTATGTTGGCCAAGGAATTCAACATCAAGCAGTCAAATGCGAATGCATGGCTTCAAGAAGCTGAAATCATCAATACGGCAACATTCAACATTGAGGATTTTGCCGGGACGTTTTATATCGCTGGCAACGACTTTATGGAGACAACTGACCTTTGTGCATCCAAGCTGCTGCTTAAAAGACCTAATGACAATCAGGTCTTTTTTTATTCCCATTATTGGATTCCGGAAAGCAAGCTGGAGTTGAGTCCAGATGATGAAGACTACCGTAAATGGGAGCGAGAAGGTTATTTGACCATAGTAGAAGGAAACAGCGTTGACAGCTCAGTCGTTGCAGAATGGCAGTACAAGCTACTTGAAGAGTACGATTTGAAACCATTTAAAAGCGGCTATGACAACCGTTTTGCGAAAGACTACATAAACCGTTTTGAAGAGATATTTGGAAAAGGGGTGGCGCTCAATGTTCCTCAGGACGCAAAGGTTCTTAACAATCCAATGCGAAGGCTTGAGGCAGATCTTAGGGACAAGCTTGTAAACTACAACAATTGCCATGGGGACTTATACTGTTTCAGAAACACTGGGATTAAAACGGATACTCTTGGGAGGATAATGCCATGCAAGATGCACTCTACCAAACGTATTGACGGAACGGCAGCTGCACTATGTTGCTATGCAGTGTACGAATGGCATAAATCAGAGTTCCTGCAGCTAATTGGATAGATAGGAGGTGAACAATGGGAGTATTGAGCCATTTCAAAAGTATATTCAGAGGCAAGGAAAGCAAATATAATGCATGGCTGACAAATTCAGCTCCAATATTTACGAGTTTTGGGAAAGACATTTATTTGTCGGACTATGTAAATAATGCGATTGACAGGGTGGCCAGTGAAATCAGCAAGATAGAGCTTAAAAGCATAGTCCAAAACAGTGATGTCCTTCAGGTTCAAAACGATGATATAACAAGGCTATTTCGTTTCAAGCCTAATCCTTTACAAACGACAAGCGACTTTTTCGCAAATGTGGAGTGGCTGAGGCGTAAATATGCCAATGCCTTCATATATCCGCAATACGTGATAATAACATTGCCAGACGGCAGGCAGTTTAGAAGGTATACAGCCTTCTATCCCCTAAAGCCGCAGGCAATCTATATAGGTGAAAATGATGGCCAGGTATGGGAAGTCAGAATGGATTTTGAGGATGGCAGCAGCTACACGCTGCCATATGAAGATTTAATTCATTTGCGATGGCGAAGGGGAGCCAACACTGTCATTGGTGGCGGTGATGATCATGGGGCAGTAAATGACTATGATATTGTTCGCACGCTTGATGCTCTGGATAAGACAATTCAAGGCTTGCCTAAAAGTATAGAAGCAAGCTTGCAGATTAAAGGCGTATACAGCGCAAAGACTATAGCAGACCAGGCAAAGATGGGAAAGATACGAGATGACTTTGAATCCCATATAACAGTCAGTAAAAGCGGCATGATAGCGACTGATCTTGGAGGCGAATTTACTCCGGTCAGGATAACGCCACCAGAGATTTCAGACACAGCAC